GCCTTTAAAAATAAATTGTCTGCCGTTGTTTTAACAGCCATATTTTGTTTAAAGTATCTAATAATTTTTCTTATAATATCTGCTTCGGTTTGTTCTCTTGCTGATAATCTGAATACGAAAGTAAATGGTCTTAATTGTGGCCCTTGAAATAATAACTCCATATTTGGGTTTAATATTCCACCACCAATTCTTGAAAGTAATCCATTCACACCAACTGCTTTTCCAGCAAGATATAATCTTACTGCAGGACTAGTATTTTTACTTTTAATTACCCTTTCTGCTGTTTCTAATGCATCATTAAACGATTTACTTGGATCGGACATAGCACCAAATGAAAGAGATGCTGCAAAAGCAGTTATAGGATTTAAATTTTCACCACCCCATTGAACTGTATTTGAATCTGTAATTGATGGTTGAATTGGAAGAGAAACTGATCCTTTTATTTCTCCAAAGTTTCTAGGACCAATTCCAAGTGACAGAGTTTCTGCTGCGTTTGCTCCTGGATTGAAAGTTCTTCCACCATAAGAGTATGCAGTGAATTTTATAAAATCTTGACCGAAATTCCCCAATCCAGTTGGGTATACTAAGTTTTCATATTGTGGATCTTTTGTATCTGATTTAATTTCTGGGACTTTTAACGCAACTGATGGAGGATCTACTCCATCAGTGTTTGATTGATTTGATTGTTGAACAGTTACTGGGTTTATTTGTTTCCCGTCAGCAGATACTGTCCCTACTGCACCTGAGGTTACTTTTGGTATTTTATTATTTGACACTAATGATCTTCTAATATCTTCATCTGTATTATTGTTTATAACAGCAGCTCTTTCATTAAGAAATGCCCCATTACTATTTTTTGCTTCACCTAAAAGAAGTCTTCTAACATCATTTTCTGTTAATTTATTATCAGGATTTTTTCTATTATATTCAGTAGTAAATGGTCCGATTTCATCTTCATTTATTTCCCATTCAGTTGGATCACTCCCATCACTAGATATTATTTTTCTATTAAAACCTCCAATACCAAAAAATACTTCAGTGTCTCCATTATTAGTATTTACTAGTTGTTTAAGTGGAATATTCCATTTTGGATATGCTTGTGTTATTTTGTCCGCCATTAGACGCAGGTTTTTATCTATTTATTCTGAATTTTGAATAAGGTATTGATCTCATATATTTTATTTCATTAGGATATACAAGATGTAATGATCCAGCAACTTCATTCCAAGTATAATTACGAATTGATTGAGATGGGTCAACTCTTTCCCAGTGATAATTCAATCCTCTAAACCCCCAGTTATATCTTCCTAATGTTGCAATTAGTGGATGTTGATCGTATTTTAGACCAGGGGTTTTTGCATTATAGATGAAAGTATAATAATTACCTACATCAGGAACATATTCTAATTCTCTTAATACTGAAATAATTTCTATCATAATATCTTCAGGGTCAGATATTCTTCTGATCCTTTTTTTGATTTCATACATTCTGTCTTCAGAAGTTTCATTTCTTCTGATATATTGCCCGAAACCTTGATTCATTTATTATAAAGATCTTCTTCTGTGATGATTTTAAATTCTATCTTACGATCATTACACCATTCTTTTGCTGCTTTCCACTTTGCTTGATTAACTGCATAAGTTTTAGTTTCATATATAAATGATTTAGTTGCTCTTGATTTTTTAACTGGAGGTTTTGTTTGTTTTTTGGGTTTAACTTCAATTAAATATGTTTTAGTTTCTCCATTTTGCTCTCTTACTTTTATTAAGTAATCTGGAAAATAACGATGAACTTTATTATCTAATGGAGAAACATAGGGAATAAAAAACTCCTCATTCGCCCAGGAAATTATATTCTCATTTAAGTCACAATAACGACAAAATTTTCTTTCCCAAGTACTTCTACATACGATATTATTTGGATCTCCTTTGTATTTTTTTGGATATGATGGTCTATATATACTCTTATTACTTTCCGCCATTACTTAACTACATAGTATTATAAACTTTAAGAGTATTTATAGATGGCTTCGGGACAAAATCCAAAGAAATACCCAACAACAGAGCTAATATCTAAATTATTAAGGCCAGCATTAACATCTACTTATGCTGTTTATTTTAATGTTGCGGAAATTCTAGGAAAATCCGATGAAGTTAGAACATTTTTTAATAATAGACAAGCAAATCTGGAATCAGAACTTCTTACTTTATCTTGCTCTGAAGCATCACTTCCAGGATCTTCACTTATGACAAATGAAATTAGTAATGATTATACTGGAGTTACTGAAAGACACGCATATCGTAGATTATATGATGATAGAATGGACTTTACTTTTTATGTAGATTACGATTATAAAGTTATAAAATTTTTTGAAACTTGGATGTCTTGGATTGTTGGAGAAACCCAATATAAGGAGCAGTCCAAACAAACTTATAATTATAGAGTTAAGTTTCCAAATGATTATAATGTGAATATGCATATTCAAAAATTTGAAAAAGATTTTTCAAATAAAATTGAATATACTTTTATTGGTGCATATCCAATATCAATTAATTCAATTCCCGTTTCATATGATTCTTCACAATTATTAAAATGTACTGTTTCATTTACATATAAAAGGTATTATTTGGACAATATATCACAAATCATTTTTGGGGTGGATAGTCGTGATTCATTAGTAAGTATACAAGATGTTCCACAAGGGTCTAGAATAATTGGATCTAAAGATATTAACAATAATCAAAGACAATTTCAGTATCTCACACCTGATGGTAATATATTAACTACAGTAGATAGAATTATTAGATAAATAAAGTACCTGAAATTATATTTTATGCCTTTACCAAAGATTTCTACACCATCTTACCACTTGACTTTACCATCAACTGGAAAAGAAATTAAATATCGTCCATTTTTAGTTAGAGAAGAAAAATTATTAGTCCTTGCATTAGAAAGTGAAGATACTAAACAAATTACAGAAGCAATTAAGACAGTCATTAAAAGTTGTATTGAGACTAGAGGAATTAAAGTTGAGACTTTACCTACTTTTGATATTGAATATTTGTTCTTAAATATTCGTGGAAAATCTGTAGGAGAAGAAATTGAAGTTAATATTATTTGCCCTGATGATGGAGAAACTACAGTCCCAGTTAAAATTAATGTAGATGAGATTGAAGTTAAAAAGTTTGACGGACACGATAAGAAAATTAAAATTGATGATAGTATTATGCTTGAAATGAAGTATCCTTCATTAGATCAATTTATTAAAAATAACTTTGACTTCAGTGCAGCAAATGATATGGATCAAGCATTTGATTTAATTTCTTCCTGTATTGATAAAATTTATACTGAAGATGAAGTTTGGTCTACAACTGATGTGACGAAAAAAGAAATCACTGAATTTTTAGATCAAATGAACTCTTTACAGTTCAAAAAAATTGAAAACTTCTTTGAGACGATGCCTAAATTGTCTCATAAGATTAAAGTCACAAATCCCAAAACAAAAGTAGAAAATGAAGTTGTTTTAGAAGGGTTATCATCTTTTTTCGTATAAGTATGGTCCATATGGACCTAGAGAATTATTATCAACTCAATTTTGCTTTGATGCAGTATCATAAATATTCTTTGACGGAGATAGAAAATCTTATCCCCTGGGAGAGAGACATTTATGTAATGATGCTAAAGAATCATCTAGAAGAAGAGAAATTAAAGCAAGAGCAATCTAATGGGTCCTGAAGATTTAGATGAACTTCTTAATAGTATTAGAGATGAAGCAAAGAGAGAAAAATCTCTTGCTTTATATGAAGGAACTCGTGATGATGATTTAGTTAGTGAAGAAGTTGATGAAAGACTATTAAGACTTCTAGGTCTTGATGATGTTTTTGATATTGATTATTCAACTTATATGACTCTTCTTCGTGAGAAGATGGTGGAAGCAAGAATGGTTGATAAAAAAATATCAACCGAAGAAAGTATGCTTTTGACTGATGAATTTAAAAGAATTAAAGGTAAAGTTGGTAGGTTTAAATTAAAGAAAAAGAAAATTTCAGCAGAAGATTTAGGAGTTTCTGGTCCTATAAAAGTTAATAAGCAAAAATATTATCTTACCGAAAAGGCAATTACACCAGAATTTGCAGATAAGAAGGAAGAAGGTGGAGATAGACTTCTTAAAAATGTAATTACAATTAATGAAACTTTAGGAAGAATACTTGAAAGTCTTACAAAT